AGGTGTATCATCATCATCTATATAATCTTCAATGTTTGGTGACCAATCGTCCATCCTGCTACCATATTCAGGATCAGTTTTGTCAATACTTTCTTCATCCCACACGATGGTGTCATCATCTCTAGACCTGTTGTTGATAATGTCTTCAAGTATGTTATTAACAATATCTTTTACAGACATGTCTGAGATATCCATCTCCTTAATAATGTATTCGTCATCATCATCATTATCATCATCACCACCACCGAAGCAACTATCTGGGAAAAATCCATTTTGCTTCCAGCCTTCTGGATAATTATTATCTGATGTACTTGGTATGTCTTCTCTTTCTTTTTGAATATCATATGCCATACTAATATCGGAATTAGCACTGCTAATAGCCATTACAAATGTTTTAGAAACAGAAACAATATTGTCTTTTGTGTATTCAACCCATGGAGTAAGGTAAACTAATTCCCTTTTAAACCTACCAGTTTTATCTTCTGGGTCGTTTGCGATTATTGAATTGATTTTCATTGGGCGTTCAAGATAGAATTTATCTTCATTTGAACGACAAACCTTTGAAACTAAACAATCACCGTTAGTTAATCTGAACAGTCTATAACCGTTATCATTTTTTTTAGGCATAACACTCCTATTCATTAATATTTATAATCACTGTTTTGCAAGAAAAATTCTCTGCCTCATATATCTTCAACCGTTCCTGATAGTGTCTGTAGGTGTGGTTCTTGTATTTTTTCCAACATATGTCGTCTGAGATGTCGTAGAGTCGTGCTGTTTCCTTGTGCTCGGATTTCCGAAGTTGCCTACCAATTGATTGTAATACACGGATTCTTGATTTTGAGGGGGAGGCAAATACAATGTTGTGTAATTTCCTGATAGAGATACCTGTTGAAAAAGTTCCATATGATGCGACGATGACTGCATTATCTTTTTTCTCCATTAACTTTCGAATTTTTTCTCGTAGTTCGGTTTCTGTTCCACCATGAATAAAATACACATCTTTTTCTGGACAGTTTTCTTTTATCTGTTCATACAACGGTCTTCCGTGTTTTGCTACGTATTGAAATAAAACTAGGGTGTTACCTTTTAGGGATTTGGTTAACTTAGTTATAAAATCATTTCTTTTGTCGTATTTAACAATGGCATCTATTTCTTCTTGATATGTTACCCTCTTATGTTTTTGTCTAAACTCCTCTGAGTGTTTTAGTAAGATGCACTCAATTTCAAAGTCTGACAGGATTTCCTTTTCTATCAAGGTCTTTGTTGATGTAACATTGTAAACCGAACCAAACAAACCTTCAATAACTAATTTATGACACTGTGTACCATCAAGTGTACCTGTAGTACCAATTCGGTATTTGCAATCCCCCAATTTAGTCATAATAGAGGTAAGGGATTTTGCTTTAAACAGATGACATTCATCACCAAACACAGCACTAAAGTTATCAAAATATTTTTTCCCCATTTTATGAATAGACTGCCATGTAGATATTACCACCCTTTTGTTAGGGTCTACCTTATCTTTACCCGCAGTTACTAAATGGCACTCTTTTGAAACATCCCAACTTTCGTCATTGCTTGAGTAATCCCCAAAATCACTATGCATTTGTGATACCAAGGAAGTGGTGGGGACAATAATGAGAAGTTTTTTAGAGGGGTCAAGGGTATCACTGTAGTATCTGAGAAGTGCATATATCATCAAAGACTTTCCAGACCCTGTTGGAGATAGCAAAAGACATCTGTCGTTATTGATTGAATGGGTTATAGCATCCACCTGATGTTCTCTCACGAAGATTCTCTCTCCATTTACGTGGGGTTGTAAATGGTTGTCGACAAAGTTTTTAATAAGGTCATTACTTATCTCTCTATTTGGTTTTGGACAATACCCATCTATGTCATACCCACGGTCACTACAAAACCTAACTAAGTGGTCATAAAGACCAACATACAGTTCTGCTGTGTTTATGTTATAAAGTTTTATTTTACCGTCCCAAATCCGACTTTTATAAGAAGGCATATATTCATGCCCAGGCACAGTAAATGTAAAGAATGAATTTAATTCTTTCTGTATCCCTCTTTCATCGGTTTGCACTTTCATGTATACCGAGTCCTTTTCGTGTACTGTTATCACTTTTTAAAATCCGCCTTGAGTGAATTTATTCCACTCAATAGCATTTCTAATTACCCAATTTCTATTGTTAAGTTCTTTAAGCACACTTTCAAGAAAGGTGAGTTTGGACTCTTGGTATGAGATTTTATCAGTTAGTTTAGACAAATCTGTGTCAGATTTTAGATACAGGTCTAAATCCTTTTTTAGGATGTTAAGTTGAAAGGTATCCCAACCCAAGTCGTCTAGGGTTTCTTTATCCATTTTTCCAGTATAATACTCCCACTTTAATCTTTTCATATGGAAATACTCTACATTAAGACGTTGAAGTACAAATTTCTCGTCTTGTAGCAATATTAAATATTTGTTGTGGAGTTGGGGGATGCGTATTGATTCGTTACCGAGTTCAGTACCATCAATAACGGCATCTTGTGTGGCCATTTCTCTTATGTCGCTCAAGTTCATAATAATATTATACCAGAGGGGCTAGATTTTTGTCAAGATATGTTTTTATAATTTAACTACGGTATAAGAGTCAAACGCAAATGTAATGTCGGTGGTCAGAGCCTCAATATCATCAACACCGCTATCAAACTCAATACTACCTAATGACGTTGGAAAACAACTCTTAAAAGTTACTTCAAGATTTGCGTTCATACCACTGGTAGTTATCATTAGGGTAGCATCTGAAAAGTGGTCTGCTGATGGTTCGACAAAATCACTAAAATCCTCAAAACCACTATAACTCTTCATCCAGTCGTGGATTTCTCTCCAATTCTGAAGGTCTTCATCAATTAAAAATTTAATACTAAAGTCACCAAAAGTCGGTTTAAAGCCGGGATGTTTAGCACTAGAAAAAAATGTTTCTTGTTCAACTTCATCAATATCAACGCCGGGCAAAGTTACTGATTGACAAAAATAAGTTACAGCAGGTGCTCTGTGTAAGAAAAATCTAAAGTTGGTTGAACCAACTTGATTGGTATTTGTAGGTTGTCTGACATCTGGGTTAGTGTCCAGTGTAGGTGGAACGCCTGGTAGGTCAGAACCTGTGATTCCAGTTGCCATAAGTGTTAACTAAGTCCTACAATACCTGTAGCAGTAGTTGCTGTACTGTTAACTCTGTAGGTTTTCATGGGCAACAGTGTACCTGCAGGAACATTATGAAAAATAACATTTGCACCGCTACCACCTTGCCAGGCATCAACGCTTACGTTTCCACCAGTACCGATGTAAAGTGCCTTAAAGATGTTTTCTTCTGTATCGCTTGCAGTAACTGCAGTTGCTATTGTATATTCTGGATATGCCATAAAGTTTTTCCTTTTTAAAAATCCATAATATTTATATGACAAGGGGTGTTCCCGAAAGAACACCCCTTAAAGTCACCTAATTAAATTAATCACTATCAGGATTAACTGCTTGCACCAAGCATGTTATCAACACGGAAAATTCTGTAGTATTGATTACGACGGTTACTAGCAACCAATGATGGGTCACTATATGATGTTCCAACGAATGGGTTGTTTACCAATCCATATCGGGTTTTAAAACCGATTTTTGGTTGGAAACTGTTTTCACCAACCGCACGTACCATTTGTAGTGGGACGTATGGGCAGTAGAACATTCCGGCATCATATTGGTTTGTACCTTTGTAACCAACAACAATGTATTCTGTGGTAGCATATGGGTCAACATAAACCTTGATTCGACCACCACCGATTGTACCAACGAAGGTATTACCAGTGTCATCGACATTCAAGTTTCCTGCATCACCACCTGAAAGTTGCATCCAACCACCCATTGCCATAGCAGAAGCAACATCTGAGGAACAGATAACGATGTTACCTTTACCTCGACGAGTTTGCTTAGCAATTTCATTTGCTTCACGTTCGATTTGGTAAAGTAAACCACGATACCGTTCAGCACTCCATCGACCATCTGAATCTTGTTTCAGGTCAAAAATACCACCTTGGTTAGTACCAAAGGTTGTACCTGTTGAAGTTTTGTAGTACAGGTCTAGTTGCTGAGCACCAAGGTTTGCACCTTTATAGATGGTCTTGATAACTTCACGATTGATTTCTGCAAGAATTTCGTTGCTAAGAATGTTAGCAAGTTCAGTTTCTGCATCCAAACCATGAACGGCTTTCAAGTCCTGAGCGAGTTCAGTTGTGTATTCTGCTTTCAAAGCACGTGTCTTAGCAACAACCGATGTTCGGTCAATGGTGAATGCCATTTGAGAGAATGGATTCGATGTTGAATCACCGAGTGCTTCAGCAGTACCAGTTTCCATGCCGGGATAGGATACCAATCCAGTGGCTTCACCAACATCTTGAGTAGCAGATGATAGCAATGGGTCATTGGCTTCAGAAGCAGTTAAACCACCAGAACCACCAAATGAGGTAAGTGCTTGGTTGTACAATGCTTCAGGGCCAGATTGATTCTCATATGTTGCTTTAAGAGCAAAGATAAGACCAGTAGGTCCAGTCATTGGTTGAACACCACAAACATCGTATGCCATTAAGTTAGGCATTGCACGACGAACGAGTGAAATCAAAACTGGGTCCCAAGTCTTTACTGCACCAGTGTTAGGTACGGCAGCAGTCCCGATGTTATTAGCAGGGGCTGCTTCTTGCAACATTGCTTGTTCTTGATTCTCAAGCAACACAGCAGTTACGTTTCTACGATATGAGTCCTTAATTGGGTCACAATCTCTGTGTTCCAATACAGGGCTCCATTTTGCCTTCAATTGTTCAGCGATTGCTGACATATCAGGTACTTCATTTAATCTTGACATTATTATTTTTCCTTCTTATTAATGCTAGTTAAAACTATTTGTTAT